AACTTTTTCGGGATCACATACCGGTAACGGTTCGGGATTAACAACTCTTAATGCGAGTAGCATAAGTTCTGGGACACTTGACAGTGGTAGATTACCGACAAAAACCGGTACTGGGAGTGTCGTCATGCACACGGCTCCAGTCTTATCCGGAACGATCACGGGTGGAACTTTTTCGGGATCACATACCGGTAACGGTTCGGGATTAACACACTTAGATTTAGATGACGCTACTAATACCGGTACAGTTACCGTCGGACACGGAGGTACGGGATTAGCAACGATTGGTACAAATAGTATATTAATAGGTAACGGTACATCGGCAATAAGCACGATAGCACCCGAATCAGGTATTACGACAAAATTCCTTAGTAGTTATAATAATGGTAATTTAACTTGGTCATCCCCTTCCGTATCACAGATTTCAATCGCTAATAATACTAGTTCAACTGTTCATGGTATTACTTTCGCAGATGGTACTGGTCCTCAAGATATAAGATCACATGAGTCTACTTTACACTATAAACCATCTACAGGAACACTAACGACGAGTAATTTGATCACGTCAGATACATCGACAAACGCACGTAACGGGATATCGAATGGAAATCCTACACATACGTTATCGGTCGGGACGGTCGTGAGTATACAGGAAACGAGTACGGGTGATGTTCTTATTGTAAGAGGTAACGGGTATTTCAACGACGATGTTTACATAGCTAAGAAACTAACCTTGCCTTCTGGTTCAGTATTAGTCGCAGATACCATAAGGGTTCGTTCACATAACGTTAAAGAAACATTGGTCGTTGCAGAAAGACCAGCGTCTCAAGTATCAGTTTAATTTTTTTAAAAATACGTATTTGTACAAATTTATACAATTATTAAATATTTACAAATACTAAATGGCATCGCTTTTATCGTCAGGGGACCCGACACTCGCACAAATATTATCGTATCAAGCAACGTCAGCGGATTTATCGTTCGATAATTCTTATTATTTCACGAGCGATTATTACGGGTACGCTGGGTACAGAAGTTTTAATGTATATTATTGGAACACAACTACGTCATCATGGGATCAAAAATATTATCAAGAAACGACACAAACTAATTTTGGATACCAAATTGCGTGTACGTGGGATGGCGATCGTTTTGTTATTGGTTCACCGGACGAAAATAAAGTTTACGTTTATCATAGTCCAGGTGGGTCTGGTTCGCAAAAATGGACACATAACGCGAGTGGTGTTGTAACTTCACCGACAGTATATACAATATCGTGTCCAGATAGTGGGAGTAGACGGTTTGGTTGGTCGGTTTCTATTGCGAAGGATCTAGGTAACCATATAGTTATAGGTGCACCGGGTACCGGTGGTTACGGTACAGATACTTCCGGTCTAGAACGTGGTAAAGTATACATATACGAATTTAATGGGTCGACGTGGTCGAAGACGTTCGATAAAACCGCGAATCAAGCGAATACTGATTGTGACGGAAACACGGGCAATAACGTGTGTATTTATCAACCACAAGTTCAACGCTATCCGTCTGCCACAACTTCAAGTCAGGCATTCTACAGAGTAACTGACTCGAGTCCCCAATTCGGATACTACGTTGATATATCCGGATACGCCGAATACATTGCTATAGGTGTACCTGGTACGGGTGTAGCGAGATTAAGAGCGCAAAATATGGATGGATACAACGACACTACGGCCCAAGGCATTGACGTTACACGAAGTGGAGGTAGTAGTGATTATATCGAAGATATAGCAATGTTAGGGTGTATCGTATGTTATAAAACCACTAACGCAAATAAATCTTGGTCATCAAATACAAGTATACATGGAAAACCTGTCCTAGGACAAACCGAAATGTCCTTGGATGCTGTACCTGCGTCACACGAACCCCAAAAATCGTTTGATTTTACAGCTTTAGGAACAACGTGTAAAATATCACTCGACGGTACCCGTCTTATTGGTGGTTCTCCAAGGTATAGTTACCCAGGTATGCAAGCATCCCCGCATTTTGGTCGTTTAGATGCGTGGAATTATAGTACGACCGATACAGAGTGGGCATTAGGTAAAGGGCGTGTTGTAGGTCATAGAACCGGTAATAGATTAGGTATGAAGATTGCAATCGATTATACTGGTCAACGTGTAGCAGCGTTATTAATGGAGGAACCCGATATATATGATGATGAACCCGACCCTACAATTAATAAGGCCGGTCTTATGGTTTATGATTGGAACGGTAACGGGTTTTATGAAGTAACACCAGAAGTACAAACAAATTTGGGTAGTGGTGGACATAATATTTACGCTTCAATTGCAATATCTAAAGGTGATGTTATAGCCGCTTACGCCCATGGCAACTCAATCTTGAGCACTTCAAAAACGAGTTTTTATTTTTATAAATTGACGGGTGGGTTTGATGGTAATTCACTCGTTGGTGGATACTGTGCAGCCGATACGTTTCTGGTTGGTCCGAACGACGGTTCAACACAAAATACGTTTAAGAAACAAATAAAGTTTGGTGGTACTTTCTTTGATAACACGTACGAGAATACAACGATTGAAAATAGAATTTATCAGTTTGACAGTACAGTCGGTCAAGTTAATCATCAAGGGTATTCAGAACTCCTTCTTTCTAAAAAAACGACTGGAGCTGCACCCGATATGATTCGTTTAAAATCGAACGAGTTACGTATAGACAATCATGTTAGTGTTGATCAAGATACAAATAATACGTTTTTCTCATCTTCGGCAGACGGTGAATACGATCACAATGGTGCACTATTAATGAATGTAGCTGGAAATTTTAAAATAAATCCTGAGTATGATATCAGTAGATATTCTGGATCAACTACAAACGTCGAAACGTTTTCCGATACACAAGCTGAAGTAAAAGCGTCATTAGACGTAGAAGGTGATATCTTTGGAAGACGTCGTATTAATGCTGGATACTTAAATGGTCAAAGAATTTTAGGTCGTAAATGGCCATGGCAAATTTTATACGATACGAGGTCTGGTCGCGTTAAACAAGGTGACGAATTAATATCGAATACGTTCTGTGAATTTAATGCCGCAAATATGTATACACACGGGCGTATAAATAGTAAGGGGGTGAAAAGTGGTACTATGGTAACACACTACGAAACTCAAGGTGCAATTAAATTTACGAGCGCAAATGATTATATACTTAATAATGATAGTAACGCAGTAAAAAGTATAGGTAGTAATGGTTTATCTGGTTCACTTTGGATTAAACTTGAAAACGAACACTCTTCGTACCCGGATTCGGGTGCAGGTGGATGTACACTAATAAGTTACGGTAATCCTAGTACGACTAGCCATACCGGGATGAGATTACAGATAGAAGGGGGTACAAATCCTAATATAAGGTTTAGACTTGGAGGTGAAAGCTCTGGACAGGGGGGTTCAGTATTTCCATCAAATGGGTATATTTTTAAAAAAGATAAATGGTACCATATATACTATGCATTTAGACCGAATGTAGGGAGTATCCACAGTTCATTCGATTTGTGGATTAATAATGTTAGTATATCCCCGTTTGGTAGTTATAGCCTTACAACAGCTAGTTATAATGCAAACCATTATATTGGTTCACCTTTAGGTGATACTGCGACTAATGTATACATTGGAATGGTGGCACATTTCAATTCACATATAGATAGAACATTTCATGCTAACCATGTCAATTATGTTGGCAAATTTCCTAATGCTAGCGAAATGTATTATTGGGGATCACCACAAGAAAAAATGGCGGTTGGTGGGGACGCATTTATTGAAAATAGATTAAGTATAGGTGGTACTCATAGTCCAGATTACCCGTTAGACGTTACGGGGGATATAAACTTTACGGGAACTCTCCGACAAAATGATTCTAACCTTATCTGTATCGGATCATCTTCATCCGCGGGTGCGCCTTTACAGGTATTCGCGTCTACGAGTAATACCTCACCAACGAATAACGGTATACTTCTTAAACAGGAAGGTTATTCAAGTACAAACCAACATGCCATAATGGCAATTGAAGTCGCCAACGCAAATTCGGGTGACCCGTTTGTCTCGTGGAATACGAATGTTACCGGTTGGTGTATGGGTATAGATAACATTGATAACGATAAACTAAAAATAGCCAATAGTAAGGATTCGTTAGATACAGAAACGCACATGGAATTTAGTTCGTCGGGGACGGATTTTAAAAAGGCTATTCTAGCAAACGGGAGTTCGGGTACGAACGGTCAAGTTCTTACGAGTGGTGGTTCGGGAGGCACTGTTTCTTGGACAACCGTAAGTGGTGGTGGTGGTGGTAGTTTTAATGGTTATATTGCCGATTATATTACACATGATGGTGATACAAATACATACTTCGGGTTTCCGTCAGATGATACTTTTATTATTAAGACAAATGGAACCGAAAGATTAAGAGCTAACAGTTCTGGTAATATTGGTATAGGAACAGCGACTCCAGGTTATAAACTCGATGTTGTCGGTGATATTAACATGTCTAGTGGTAGTAGTTTAAGAATTAATGGAGTCGCACAATCGTTTGGGGGTGGTGGTGGATCATCATCATCGTTATCGGGATCAAATACGTTCGAATGGGGGACGGGTGTATCCGGAAAAGAAGGAAACGCGGGTAAAATTGGGTACAGTACGTTTAGTGGTGGTGGAAACAACGCGCTTGATATTGTAGGTGCGGGGACGAGTAGTTCAAATAGAAATGTTCGAATATATGATAATATTGGTATTGGAACATCATCGCCAGAGGCATATCTACACGTAAAAAGAGAAGGATCGTCTGGAGAATCTAATGTATACATACAATCATACAGTGATAGTACAGGTGATCGAGCAGCTTTATTTTTAGGTACGCCGCATTCTAATAGTACAACTGCCCAACCCAAGTGTGCTATAATAGCAGACGCAGTTGGTTGGAGTCGCGCGGATTTACACTTTTGTGTAGAAACAACGCAAAGTAATGATAGCAATTATAGGGCGAGTACGTCTAACTCGAGAATGATGATAGATGGTATAAGTGGGTTAGTAGGTATAGGTACAACTACACCAGGTGCTTTTCTAGATGTAAATGGGGCGAGTGTAGTTAACTCGTATAGTAGCGCTGTACGACGTTTTTTTAATTCTGGTGGTTCAAATTTCAGTAGTTCGGTGGGCAGTTGGAGTGGTTTTAGTATACGTGCATCACATTCTATAGGTACGAGTGGATATTTCGTCGCACATGGTGGTACTTGGCAAGCTTCAGATTCGAGAATAAAAACAAATATAAATGATGTTACCGACGCATCCGCTTTAGAAAAATTACGTCTCTTAGAACCAAAAACGTATACATATATAGATACTAACGAACAAGGTGATACTACAGTTTATGGATTTATTGCACAGGAAGTTTCTAACGTGTTTCCCGAAGCAGTTAAAATTTCTGAAAATGTAATTCCAAATATATACGAACTCTCTAACGTATCTGATTCGAATGTTATAACGTTTACGAACTTCAACACGTCCGATCTATTAACATCTAACGTAACATCTAAAATACATGTTAGAAGTGTATACGATAAAATAGAAAGACTTACATTAGACGAGGTTATAGATGCAAAATCAATTCGCGTTAAGGAAGATTTAACAAATATGATTGGTTCGGTAGATGATACCGGAAATGTCGTTTCGGGTAATCAGGTTTTTGTTATGGGACAGGAAGTTGATAATTTTAATATACTAAAGAAAGAATATATATTTACTATAGCGACGGCCGCTTTACAGGAAGTAGATAGACAATTACAAGCTGAAAAAACAAAAGTTGTGACGTTAGAAACACAAGTCGCTGATCTAATAGCACGCGTTACCGCACTCGAAAATGCGTAATTGATTAAAAAAATAAATTTACGTTAATTAAAAGAATAAATCTTTTTTTTAATTAATGGAAGATTATATAGAAAAGGAAGCTTACGATATAATAAATCATTTACATCTCATTCATCCAAATTATTCGAGTACATTTAATCCTTTACTAAACGCAAACTTGGATTTACCCGAATTAGGTGAAATTATTTGTAAAAGTAATGGAGATAACCCAACTGCGCGCCAAATACCAGGAAATTGTAACAGGTACTCGTACCCTAGAAATCTACATATTTTCTCAGGTATCATTCAGGCACTTTATAGGAAATTTGGAGTTCTAATGGTACCTTCGGGTTTTTACTATTACCCCAAAAATGCGTTCTGTGGTTGGCATACTAATAGTGATAACGTAGGTAAAAGAACGTATTTAGTTTGGACCGAAGAAGATAATAAAAGTTTTTTTAGGCACTTCGATTCAAAAACAGGTAACTTAATAACAAAATACGATAAAAAGGGGTGGAAAATAAATCAATTCGAATCAAAAGGTGGGGAAGACTGCCTTTGGCACTGTGTGGGTAGTCAGACAAATAGAATAAGTATGGGGTTTCGTACCGTAGATGAAAGTCACTTTTTATTCGATAAAAAGATTTTATACTTAAACGGTCGTAATAAATCGGATTATGGGTTTAGTAACATGCTTGGAGGATGTCATATAACTACTTGTAAAGATGGTTTAAACTGGAGAATAATGACAAATATGGATCACAGAATACCTTTAAAACTCTTTGATGATATTTATTACGGGAACCAAATTATAGAATTAGATCTCGATATGGTTTCTTGGAAATGTAAAGATAAACCCGAACTTAAACACGATGAATATTATGACAGTTTAGACACCGAATTACCGTGTTTAGCCGTCGAAACCTTTATAAACCCGCACGTTTTACCATTTAGAACAATTGACGGAAGTCATAGATTATGTAAATTAAAACGAGAAGGTAAAAAAACAGCTAAATTTTTTATAATATCGGAATATGTATTTTTAAAAAATATTACCGATGTTTACAAGTATAATATCTAAATTATTTACCATGCTGGAACAAACAGGATGGTAAATGGTTTATCACTCACTTTTTAGATGGAAGCGAATCCATGACCGCTAGGGCAATAACACCCGCAATAAAAAACATTACAACGTAATTACATTCGGTATCGTCCTCACCCAAAATGTTACGTTTTTTACGTTTCACCACTTGGGGTTTGGCGACCACCTCCTGACGTTGGGGTCTTTCAATAGGATCTTCGTCTAAAGGACAATACCCTATCATTTATACTATCATTTATAAATTAATTTCGACCGACTTTTTCTTTTTTCCACCGCCTCTTTTTGATTTGGTCTGGGTAACTTTAACTTCACGAACTTCATTATCCATATCGTCCTTTTCATTCTTAGAATTTTCTATATCGGCATCTGCAATATCCGAAATATCATCGTCCATATCATCGTCACCGGGTGCGTTAATATTTGCTGGTATACTGGTCGTACTCATTGGTGGTGTTGGTGGCATCATGATATTACCCATGAGACTTGATATGTCTAGGCCCGGGCCCTGCATTTCGCGTCGCCCGTTTGCATCTGTCGTATCACCCGATTGTTGTTGTGATTTAGGAACCGTGTTCTGAACCGCAGACATCATATTTTGTACGAGTTCGGGGTTTTGTTTTATAACATCGTTCATATTAGGCATGACTGATTTAAACATGCTATTTGTTAAGTGGAACATCATAGCCGAACCGCCGAGCATCATTATGAGTTTGATTTCTGGAGCGACTGCCATTTTAGATCTATACTTAACGTACAACTCTTCAAAAACTTCATCGTAATCATCGACATTTTCCATGACGTTTTCTGACCAACCATCGAGTTGTATTTCAAACGGGTTATACTTTTTGTTCATAAACTCAAGTCCTGTAGTACATGCAATAAGCATTCGTCTCGAGAATTTGACGGATTTATCGACGTCTATGCTATACGTGATTCGTTTCACTTCTGTTCTAAGTTCGTCTATAGGTGAATATGCATTCAAACGTTTATTTACGGTAAACCCTTTCTTTTCTAAACGACCGATCTTATTTACAAGGTCTGCTTTTTCTTCATCTATTGTTTTGTACCCTGGTGATGGTTTTTCTTCTTCTGTGTAAATACCTCCCATACCACCGCCACCGCCGTAATCATATCCATCACCTGGTTCATCATCCTCGTATTCTCCGTAATCAAGGGGTTCCTCTTGTGGTGGAGCGGATTGGTGATTTTGTTTGTTCGGGTTAGCAAAAGAATCAATGTCTTCCTGAAAAGTTTGTGTTTGTGGTGGTGTAAATTGTGTCTTCATAGGTCTGGGCATTCCTTTTTTTACAGGCTGAGGTCTTGGTATATCAATCTCAATCTCGTTCATTAGTGCCTGTTCATTATCATCCAATTTCATAACATTTGTACTAGAACGATTAAGTATAATCTCACCGTCCATTAATCTTTATATTGAAACTATTCTAATTTCTTTAACGCACTTTATAAAAAAAATGTATGTTCAATACAAATGAAACTTAACGCTACAAACAAAAGTACCCTAAAATCTATCGCGATTGTATTCGCCATAATATGTGTTCTTCAATTCTTGAGAACCAGCTACTACAGCCCAGTCGATATCGAAACGACCAATGAAGAATCTCTCTTCAATCTCGAGTCCAAGCAAGAGTGTCTCGGTGAATATTACTCCGACAGTAGAGGCGGTGTTTGTGGTGGCCAAAAATTGGTCGTCGCACAATCGAGTTATAAGATGAAGTAAAATCTCCAGTATATATAAATGGCGTTAGTGACCAGTCAGTCCAATTTACCCGATTTCGAATACGAACATCACACTGTTATACTTGATAATCTGGATCCAACGAGTGATACAGATTTTACACTTTTTTTACCAACACCACTCGAAAATATTGTCCAGGTACAATTACTCACCGCGAGTATTAACATAACCGATAATGCCACGAGGTGTGTACACATCGGTATAGAGGAACTTAAAAATCATTTCACGCAACGCGGGAAAAAAGATCTCGATGATGCCGATAACCACCTTAACGGTATTTTTGGAACGATCTTGTGTCAACATGAAAAACATGGTTCCGCCTCCAATCAAACAGCCGTGTTCTTTAGAAACGAGTATCCAATTATTCAACAATATTATAACCCAATCAGAAAACTCGATAGAGTAACTTTTAACTTAGACGACCAAGCTGGTGATACACTGGCGTGTGGCGATGCCATTTTCGTTTTTAAATTCGTTTGCAAAAAAAGGAACATGCCTTACTAATTATTTCAGGGCGTTACGTACCTATAATTTTAACCTCTTATTAATATAAATGTCTTCCGGTATTGTTCAACTCATTGCCATTGGTGCTCAAGATGAACATATAATGGGTAATCCAGAGATATCATTCTTTAACTCAACTTTTAAAAGACATTCTAATTTTTCACAATCCATCGAAAAGCAAACGATACAGGGAGCTGTGAAAAACAATTCAATGTCATCCATAAAATTCCCACGTTCAGGTGATTTATTAGGATACACATATTTTACTATAGACGATAACACAAAAGCACTCGATTATGGAGATTGGACCGAACTCATAGATAAGGTCGAATTACTTATTGGTGGACAGGTTGTAGATACGCAAGATGCAGTCTTTACAGAAAAAATAGCCATAGATACATTTGCATCAAATGTTTCAAAGAGTTCTAACGGGACACACCCAGGTGTGAGTGCACGTTCATACTTTTACCCGTTAAGGTTTTTCTTTTGTGAAGGTCCACAGTGTGCATTACCAATCGTTGCTTTACAATACCATGAAGTTGAATTACGTATTCACTGGGGATCACAAGCGGGAGCATACAACTTTGAGTGTTATTCAAATTACTATTACCTCGATAACGAGGAACGTGGTAATATTGTTTCTCGAAACCATGATATTCTTATCACACAAGTTCAAAAAAGTATACCATCACAAGAACTTACACAAGAACTTACGTTTAATCATCCAGTCAAATACCTCGCGTGTTCAGATACATCAGTTAATGGTGCATTGACATCCGCCGATAATAAGATTAAAATTGAAATTAATGGTCTCGATATCGGTAATTTTAAATGGGGAAAACCACATTTTATGGAGGTACAAAACTATTACCACACCCCATTCGTAACGTCACCCGATTTCTTTTTATATTCTTTTTGTTTATCGACAAGTTCTCTCCAGCCTACAGGAACACTTAATTTTAGTCGTTTAGATTCAGCAAAGATACATAGCCAAGCCCGAAATATATCCGATCCTATATACGCAGTTAACTATAACATTCTCAGAATTGAAAATGGTTTAGCCGGTCTCATCTATGCAAATTAAAATACATACTTATATTAATATGGTTAAAAACATACCTACCATTGAACGGTCTACCAAAATCCGGTTTGGTAAACACGTTTCTGAGAATCAGGCTGAAAATACAATTGTTTTTAATGCGACAGATACAGCAATTAATGTCACGAATGCGAATTCTATTTATATGGCGCCACTCCGCGTTGCTGAATTAGCAGGTTCTAACCTTATAGGTTACTCGTCGGTCACAAAGGAAATTGTTGATTCAAGTGTTCCTACATCTCTTCTAGGTGGTGTCACTTTACAAGCAGCTACAGATAGAGGTAATGTAACTTCAAATACAGTTCAGTTTAGTAATGCTATAACATCTTTCATAACAAGCTCCAATATTGGTGTTGCAAATAGTGCGCCAATACATGCCTTATCGGTAAAGGATAAGGTTTTCATGTGTGGACCAACGGGTGATACCAACACACTTCGTGTTGAAGGTACGGCTCGAGCTAATAAATTTACAACGGGGTCTTCTGTTAGTATCGATGAAAGTGTAACTAATAAAATCCAGGTTTCTGGTACAATACATACAAGTACACTCACTTCGTCATCAATAGGTGTAGCGAACACGGCACCCGCGCATGCCATAAGTATTGGTAATGAAGGTCAGGTTCAATTAAATGTACCAACACAATCAATATACGCGTTAGATACCGTCGGTAATGTGAATGCGCAAAACTATAGGGGTGATTCGTATTACCTCTCAAACCTTACGGTTGAAAATATAGTAAACCAAGGTAACGTTACATCCAATACGGTTCAGTTTACGAATCCAGTTACGAGTATTTATACATCCAGTAACGTTGATGTTGGAGGTAATGTTTTTATAAGAGAATCATCCGATGCACTTTATGGTAAAATTGCGGGGGCTAATACAATTTCAGCGAGTACGGTTACTACAACTTCACCTATAGTAATGACTAGTGGTGGTACGGGTCAGTCTAGTTATGCGTCAGGTACAATACTTTACGGTAAAACGTCAGGTGATTCACTCGGACAACTCGATCCCGCTTCTGGAAACGCAGATCTTGGTAAGTATCTTAAACTCGGGTCTAGTGATATACCCGAATGGTCATCCGTTGCCACGACCCTAGATGCCGTTCTCGGGGATACAACCGCGGTTTCAGATGGGTCTATGAGTTTAACAGATACTGGTACGACAATCACGACCCTCGGTAAAATAAAAGCGGCCATGTTCGAAGGACTTGGTTCTGATCTTGAAGGTATTAATGCAGCTAATGTAGCAGCACTTTCCGGGACACTCACAACATCTGTTTTACCTACCGTACCCGAAACTAAAGGTGGTACGGGTCAAATAGCATACACGCAAGGTGATATTTTATATTCAGATACAACTAATTCGTTAGCAAAACTCGCTATAGGGTCAAGTTCAGAATATAAGGTTTTACAAGTAAAATCTGATGGAACTGTACCCGAATGGACATCAACAATAACAGGCGCTACACTCGCTAATCCATCGTTAACGGGTACCATAACTACAAGTGGATTAAATAATAACAGGATTCCGTTTACGAATGGGTCCGGGGTATTAAGTTCAGACACGGATCTTCAATTCGATACTTCTGGTTCTAACAGCCTAATGACAATTGCTGCCGATGTTTTAATTACAGGTGGATTCACAACACGAGGAGCGGTAGATCATTTAGAAACAACAAACTATACAGTTACTGACCCAATAATCGAAGTCGGTAACAATAACTCGACGGATACAATCGATTTGGGTATGATCATGACAATGAATACTGCTAATGTTGTTCATGGTTTTAGAGGTGATAAGAAGGAATATACGATCGCATACACGCACAGTAACCCAGCTGATACAGATATAACACCAACGTTGGCGAGTGGTATATCTAACCACCCGTACATTACCGCAAATATTTGGGGTAACGTTTTATCCGGTAACGTCACGACGACGGGTACGGTAGAAGCTACGACACTCAAGGGTGATGGTTCAAACATAACAAATCTCGATGCGGAAAAAATAACTACGGGTATTCTCGATGTTGACCATGGGGGTACAAACATCGCGTCGTACACGGCGGGTGATTTACTCTACGCCACGGGTGCGACGACATTAGCAAAATTAGGGGTAGATAATGGTAAATTTCTTAAAAGTACAGGTTCGGCAGTTGTATGGGCGGACGTCTCTTCGACTTTACAGGCTATTACATCGACAATAGGTGGTGCAGAGACAACACAAACGGTCGCTTTTAATAACACAACCACGGGTTTAACATCCGCGGGTGATATTACAATCGCGGCTTCTAAAAAACTTAAGTTCGCGGATGATATTCTACTCCAAGGAGGAGGAGGATCGGGAACGAGTAATCTTTTCATAAACAATGCAATAATACTTTCCCCAGAATTACAAGGTGGTTCTGCATCTACAAAAAATGTTTTATCGATAGATACAACAACAGGTGAGATTTTCGATTCGGGAGGTCAAGGTGGTGGTTCGACCATGGCATTTATACACGAGGAAGGTACGGGTGATCACGCGAACGTCAGTATAGGTGTAGCTCCATGGGCAGGACCTACCGGTACATCAAACCTTACCGTGAACACGTACGGGTCTAACGTACTCACGGTTACAGGTAACATTTCGGCCACTAATATTACAATAGGTGGATTAAACGTTGCCGCGTCACCTTTTGCATTAGATGATGTTGCGAGTGCAAGTGTGGGTGCCAATATTACGTCAAATGTTATTCAGTTTACGGGACCATCGTCAGGTTACGCGACAGATAATGCATTTGTTACGACCAAGAGTATTAGTATTGGATCAAACGTAACCACAGCCGGGAACGTTTTTTGTAATTCAAATATTACATCACAAAATCTTATACTCACAAACACACAAATATCAACTACTTGGACGACAGTGTCAGGAACACTCGCGATAGATTGTAAAAATAAAAGTTACGGTACAGCTCCGTTAGTTTCATTAGATGCAGATATTGCTATACTTTCCATAACAAATTTACCAAGCGGGGGTCAGGTTGTAGTACCTTTACTAGCATCCGGTGGGGCGCGAAAAGTTTTGAAAACCATCACAGCAGGTATCGATTTTATAGCATTTACGGCGGATGTTTCTATAGATCAGAACAGTCATGGTCTTTTGACCGTATCAAAAATAGGTGCATCAGGTGTTGAAAAAATATACATGAATGCAATCTCGTTTACAGCAGCGTAATTCGTTTTTTTTAGAATCTTTCATATTATATTATATATTGGCTTAAAAATAAAAAACCTTAGTATAATATAATAAATATGTCTGGTGGTATTGCCCAACTCGTTGCAATCGGTGCCCAAGATGCGCACCTCGTCGGTCAACCCGAAGTTTCTTTTTTTAGATCTAATTACAAACGTCACACAAACTTTGCCCAAACTGTCGAAAGACAAGTTGTCCAGGGCAACCCCGCCTCCGGTGGTATGTCCACTGTTAGGTTTGAGCGTAAAGGTGATATGCTCGGATACGTCTATGTTGCGAGCAGAGCAAACGCAACAGCGAACTTGAAAGACTATGTCAGCAAAGTTGAACTTTTAATCGGTGGGCAAGTCATCGACACGCAAGAATCTGAATTTATGACCGATCTTGCGCCAGTTGTGATGAACCAAACGAACTCTAAACAAGCCTATGACGCGACTGCACATTATTATGTCCCACTCAGGTTTTCGTTTTGCGAAAACGCCCAATCCGCGCTCCCATTGATCGCGCTTCAGTACCACGATGTTGAATTGAGAATTACGTGGGGTACATTGACCGCAACAGATGATATGGAAGTGTACGCACAATTCATCCATCTCGACACTGATGAACGAACGTCTATGTCGTCTACACCACAAAATATGATCATCACACAAACCCAAAAAGCTATTGCTTCCAAATCGAGTACACAAGAACTCAGCTTCAACCATCCAATGAAGTATTTGGTCGCCAAA